CCGAGGATGTAGAGGCGTGGCGGACTCACTACCCAAAGCAGGAGGCATCATAGCCACGCACGGCACGTGGTCTCTTGACCTCCATGGGGCCTGGGTAGGTTGCCCCCATACCTGTATGACCTACAGCCATGTTGCCTCTGCGAATATCGGAGCCGATGGTGACGTCACACCAAGCTTCGATTGCCCCAACTGTGACTATGACGAACTCATCATTCTCACGGGCTGGGATCCTGACCCTCAATGACGACACGAGCCACTGCGCCGATGGTTGCGAGCAGATCATGGATGGGACCAATGACCAGTGCGGAATCAGCATGCGGCACCCAGCAAATCCAAGCTCGAAATGGGGCGGAAATGGGGCCTGGAATCATGGGTGCCCCAACGATTGAAAATCACCCTATGGGGCTGGGCTGGTCGTGAAGTATTTCTGCACCTCTACCATTACAGGTTTGCGTTTGACCCGAAATAATTTTCAACACGCTGGTGGGCCCGTGGTTGGTTTGGAATTATGAAGACATCGGAGAACATCCGCAAGGCGTATGAGGCCAAGCTCCGGGAGCCATCCTTCATAGCGACTCCCAAGCAGGAGGAGTTTGCGACGGCAGTTTTTTCGGGTGACTTCCTCTATCTGGCGCTTGGTGGAGGGATCCGTGGCACCAAGACATGGGGCACCCTGGCGATCATCTTCCTGCTCTGCCGCATCTATCCAGGATCAAGGTGGGCTGTCGTCAGAAAGGACTTGCCGACTCTCCGGCGCAACACCCTCCCGTCCATAGCGAAGTTGCGAATGTCTGCAGCGGGCTTTGTCGGTGATATCAACCAATCGACCTGGACGTATGTTTGCTCGAACAGCAGCGAGATATTGCTGTTCCCGGAATCATTCTCGACAGACCCGGATTTGGACCGTTGGAAGGGCCTTGAGGTGAATGGCTTCCTGCTTGAGGAGGCGAATGAGATGGCCGAGGCCAGTGCCAACAAAGCCATCGAGAGAGCCGGCAGTTGGATCATTCCGGCCACCCCCTTCAACCCGCATCCACGCCAGCCGCCACCGTTCGTGTTCTTCACCTTCAATCCCTGCGCGAATTGGCCGCGCCAGTGGTTCTATGAGCCCTCCGAGGCCGGCACCCTCAAGCCTCCATTCTTCTATCTCCCATCGACCGCTGCCGACAACCCATATATCCCCGATGAGGTGCGTGAGGCTTGGAAGAATCTGCCTCCGCAAGAGTATGAGCGGTTCATCGAGGGCTCCTGGGAGTTCACGGACGATCCAGACCAGCTTTTCAAGGCCGAATGGATCTTGGCGGCTCGCGGATTGGACCCGATCATGGGCCCTGCGCGTTTGGGAGTGGACCCTGCCCGGTTTGGTGACGATGAGACCACTTTCTGCCGCACCGCCGGCAACACTTGGGTCTCGATGGACTTCCATCCCCAGCTGAAGCTCGACCGGTGTGCTGATATCGCAATGGCCATCGCCCAAGACCGGCTCGACCCCATCAATGGCGAGGATATTCGCATCGACACCGTTGGGCTTGGCGGTGGAGTCGCTGATATCATGACCACGCGAGGTTGGGAGATCACGGAGGTTGTCGCTGGGGCCAAACCATGGAAGCGACGGGAGTCATTTTACAAGTTCAAGAATGTCAGGAGCCAGATGTGGTGGGAGGGGGCAGAGAAGTTTCGCCAAGGTCTCTGTCCATTGCCGGATGAGGTCCCAACGAGGCTGTTCGCGGATCTCACTGCAGCACATTATAAGATAAGCGCTGACCGCACGGTTGAGATCGAGTCCAAGGACGCAATGAAGAAGCGCATTGGCCGGAGCCCGGACTGGGCCGATGCATATCTCATGGCCATCATGGATCCCCCAGAATTGGGGCGTCCGCAGAAGGTCGCATTCCAGAACGTGAGGATGTAGACGATGCCGCACAACGAGCAAATCGGGACGCCTGAGGAGCTACGGTCACTTGCCGCAGAGACCCGCAAGAAGGTCACCGGTAACAAGCCAAACCTGCCCACCTACGTCAGGCCGGAGTGGCTGCGGTGGATGCCGGATCTGAATTTGCTCTTCAGACTCCTCGCTGGGACTCGGACGATGTGGCAGCACGTCAGGGAATACATACGGCAGTGGCGGGATGAGGACAACCAGGTTTATTGGATACGATCTCGCAGCGAGCAGCTGTTTGAGGGCCTCGGACGCACCCTCTCAGCGGCCATCGGGATGCTATTCGCTAAACCCCCAGCCGTCGTGTTCCCGGAGGGCTCTGCAGCGAAAGGAGAGATGGAGCCCCACTTTGAAAACATCGATGGAGCCGGGACAAACTTCAACGTGTTCGTCAAACGGTTCACCGAGGCCAGTTTGCGCGATGGCGACGGCCTCATCCTCGTGGATTTCCCAACTGGGACTTTGGATCAGGAGACGGGCCTCCAACGCGAGGTGTCATCCGCTGAGGAGGAAGAATTGGGGCTGCGGCCAACGTGGGCTCGATATGACCGCGCCAATATCCGGAACTGGCAGACCGGCAGGTTTGATAACCAAGACGTCATCACTCAAGTCAACCTCTATGAGCCTGTGTTCGTTGCGGATGGCCGGTTTGGAGTCCGGTGGGAGCATCGGTGGCGATTCCTACATATGGCGCCCAAGCTCGCCAACCCAGTTGACCCATCTGCCGGTGCCATTGGGATCCAGGCGCAGTGGTCGCTGATTCGGCTCCTCCCGGACAAGAGTGGAGATGAGCCGGAGGACTTCCAGACCATCGGGCAGGGAGTGTTCATGGATAAGGATGGCGGGACCTTCGACAGGCTCCCCATCGCCATCGCGTATACGGGCAAGAAGAATGCCCCACTGGTCGCTGTGCCTCCGTTGCTCGGAGTCGCCTGGGCCAACCTCGGACTCTGGCAGATTGCGACCAACGTGCGCTTCTACCTCGACCTGGTGAGCTTCCCTCAACCCACGATCATCGGAGACCTCGCCCAGACCTCTGGATATGACGAGAATGGGATCAGGATCTCAGTCCCAGGGAAGCTCAAGATTGGACCGATGGTCGCGGTCCACCTGACGGCTGGGGATGCGGATTCGCCCCCAAGCTCCTACACCTTTACCACTCCGACTGCTGACGGATTCGTGCCCAACGAAAATGCGATGCGTAGGAAGCGTGAGGACATCGCAGCCCTGGGGATGTCCTTCCTCGACCGTGACAAGCGAGCAGCAGAGACCGCAGAGGCCAAGAGGCTCGATGCCACGGCTGAGAACGCCACCCTGGCGACGGCCGCACAGGGGATAGATGATGCGGTGGATGAGGCCATGAGGGTCCACGCTCAATATCTTGGCTTCTCCAGAGAGGAATCACCCACCGTGACCCTCAACCGTGACTTCGACCAGAACGTCATGGACGCCCAGATGATGTCGGCCTGGATCAGCGGAGTCGAGAAGGCTGGTCTGCCGCCACGGATCCTCCTGGAGGCTTGGAAGGCCGGTGGCCAGATCCCGGATGGCGTGGACTTGGAGGAACTGGAGCAGGAGATGCTGGCGAACCAGGCGGCCAAGGAAGCAGAAGAGCAAATGGAACGTGAGCGTCAGTTGGCGCTGATGACGACACCAACTCCCACCGGAGAGGAAGATGGCTAAGCAAGGAGTCAAACCTGTCAGCCCTAGCACGAGGCCAGGGACCGCCAAGAAGGTTGGCAAGGTCTCAAGGCCCGTGCCCCCACGAGGCCGTGGCACGGGTGGCCGCAACCCACGGAGGAACCGCTGATGGGAACTGTTCTTGAGGTAGTGCTGGCGAGCCCTCCACTTGGAGTCCGAGAGGACCCTGACCTGGGCTTGGATAACGTGGTGGATCCTACCATCGTCCACTCCATCGTCCTGCCCGTGGGCGCGAGCCTGGGCCCGCTGACGACTCCTCCCGTGACGGAGGTTTGGAGCGACACCATCCCGCTGGTGGCCGGAGCGTTCACGATTGACCTGTCGGCCCTGGTGGGATCCAACCTCCCTCTCATCGACCTCTCTGGCTTGAGGGTCCAAGTGTTCCAATTCTCGTGCCCTGAGGCGAATAGCAACTTGATGCAGATCACGTCTGGGGCCAGCGATGGATATGACCTCGGTGGACCGTTGATGAATTGGCGGATCCTCCCAGGAGACACGATGCTGCTGGTCCTCAACGCCAACGCTCCAAACGTGGCTCCTACCAACAAGGAGATCGACATTGCCGGCACGGGCACTGACGTATTTGAAATCCTCATAGCCGCAGGTTGATTATGGTAGACATTACAGAGGGCAACCCAGACCTCCCGGAGGTCAATGGAGGGATCCCGGTCCATATGGCCCAGAGCTTGGCCTACATGAAGACCGCCAAGGCTCTACAGGACGCAATGAAGCTCCTTGGACGACCAGCGGAGATCATGCTTGGGACTCACCTCAATGAGGGCGAGATGTACGTGGTCAATACCAGCATATCCACGGACGCATATGCCGCAGAGGATCCGGGCCGCATCCTGATCGTCCATCGAGGGATGCTTGAAGAGGCCCAGGTCATGAAGGCATCCTTGGACGCAGCCCTCGATGAGGATGAGGATGGCTAGCGCAGCAGCTAAACGTCTACAGCGCAGGATTGCGAGATTTGCCAAATCGCTGGAGCCGGAAATGGCGCGCAGGATCCTCCGGGCCTTCAATGTCATCCGCACGGTCCTCAGCGAGGCAGAGATGGTCGAGCTTCTGGCCCTCGGTGCTGGAGCGGATCGAGTTGTCTCCACGGTGGCCAATTTTGAGAGCTTGAACAATATGCTTGTCTCGACTGTTGGCCCTGGCCTAAATGGAGGGGCAATCCGGGCTGGCGCTGCGTTCTCAATAGACCTCCCAAATGCGCTCGCACGGGAGGCCGCCAAGACTGGGATTGATCTGCTGAATCCTCGGGTCCTCGATGCCCTCAAGAAGCTTGATGATCAGGTGTTCTTGAAGATGGTTATTGGGACACAGGAATCACTCCAGCAAGTGATTGAAAGAAACCTGGCTGAGGGCTTGGGACACAGGGCTGTTGCTCGAAAGGCAAAAGAGGTGATTGGGCTCGCCCCAAATCAGGAAAGGGCAGTCTCCAATTTTGAGAAGATGCTCAGGGATGGAAACCGGGAAGCACTCACGAGAAGGCTGCGAGATCGGAGGTTTGACGGCACGTTGCGAAGGGCCTTGGGACCCAAGGGCACTGGGCTCACTGAATCCCAGATCACAAAGATGGTCTCAGCGAATCGGCGCAGGGCCATCGCGAGCAATGCTGCACGTCACTCCAAGGATGCCGCCCTGGACGCTACTCGGCTTGGTCAACGTCTGAGTTTTGAGGATGCATTCTCCAAAGGTTTAGCCAATCGCAGCGAGACGTGGAAACGTAGGCACTCCGTAGGTGATAGCAACGTCAGGCCGGAGCATGCGGAGATTGACGGTGATGAAGCACAGTTTGATGAGCCATACTTGAATGGTGAGATTGTTGCCGGAGATTCCAGCATCGGATGTCGTTGCTCGGATGAGTATTTCACCAAGCTCCTTTCCACCGGCTTAACAGGGACCTAGACTTCACAGAAATCAGTAGAACGCTCGCACGCACGTTCACACTTATCGTCTGAGGAGTGATTCCAAATGGCGTGGCCAACGTACAAGACCAAGGATGAGGTACCCAAGGAGTTCTTGGATGAGTATCATGAGGAAGATGGCAAGTGGGTAGTCAAGCCGGCAAAGCCTCCGGAGGGGACCCCAACGGCTGAGGATTTGGAGAAGGTCAAAGGGGCACTCGAAAAGGAGCGTGAGGAACGCAAAGCCTCCGACAAAAAGACCAAGGAAGTGGCCGCCAAGTTGAAGGAAGCTGAGGAGGCCGCAGCCGGCAAGAAAGTGGGCCTGACTGAGGAACAGATCGAGGAGTTCAAGACCTCGATGCGGGCTGACCTTACGGAGGAGTACAAGGGCCAGCTGGAGGAGCTTGGGCTCAAGATCGAGAAGCTGTCTGGAGTGGACGGTGAGAACCGTGAACTCAAACTCGACCATGCCGTCAAGGCTCGGATGCTGGCCAAGGAGATTGGCGTCAGAGGAGACCGTGTGGACGATCTCTTCAACTTGGCGAGAGGAGAATTTGACCTCACCGAGGACGGCAAGCCCAAGCTTACCAAGCATCCGGGCAAAACCGTGGATGTGTTCCTTGGGGATGACCTCAAGAAGCGCTATCCAGAGTTCTACATCGGCACCAAAGCTCAAGGTGGCGGTGGTGGTGGAGCTTTCAACGCAGACGGGTCTCCTGTGGTGGGGACTACGGCTGAGGATGTCCTCAAGAATCCAAAAGAGGCCATCGAGGCGGCAAGGGCGCAAGACACTGCCTGAATTAGCGCTGGCGTGAGGCCAGTGTAGGACCGCTAGGCAATCAGCGAGGAGATTGCCCCGTGGCCTGGAGCCATGGTGAAATTCTGAAGTGAGTCGAGGGATTCGGCTCGACCATTTTGAGACACGGGCGTGACGCCCAAGGGTCTCCATGGTTTGAGGAAAGGTCACACGGATCCCTCGGCTCACTTTTTGTGTTCCGGGGACAAATTGAAACCCTGGACAGAGGAATTGAACCATGTCGCTGACCCTAGTGGAGGCCAGTAAGCTGATGGCCAACCAGGGTGAGACTCTCAGAGCCGGAGTCATCGCGATGTTTGCGAGAAGCTCCGACATCTTGATGAGGCTTCCCTTCAAGAACATCTCCGGTAACGCATTTGCGTATAACCGGGAGGGCTCGCTGCCCGGTGTTGCCTTTCGTGGAGTCAACGAGGGCTACACACCGTCAACTGGCGTCATCAACCCGTTGACAGAAGCGCTCCGGATTGCCGGTGGTGATCTGGACGTTGACACCTTCATCGTCTCCACTGGTGGGCCTGGCGTGCGCGCTACCCACGAGGAGTTGAAGGTCAAGGCACTCTCTGCCGAATTGACACGCGTCATCGTCAAGGGCGACAGTGAGTCGCAGCCACGGGAGTTTGATGGACTCCAGGCGCGCATCACCGGCACCCAGCTCATCGAAAATGGAAGCACGAATGGGGGTGATCCTCTCTCGTTGCTCAACCTCGATGAAGCTCTGGACCAGTGCATCGGTCCCAACCAGGTTCTCCTGATGAACAAGGCGATGCGTCGTCGCCTGTCTGTCGCCGGTCGCACCGAGCAGGTGAGCGGGCACATCAACTACGTGCTCGATGAGTTTGGCCGCCAGGTCACTCAGTATAACGGCATCCCGATCATGACTGCCTACTCGGACAACGATGGAGTGGATCCCATTGCGTTCGATGAGTTGGGTTCGACCGGAGCCAACGCCACCGCAACTTCCATCTACGTGCTGGCGCTCGGGGATGGACTGGTATCTGGGATCCAAAACGGCGTGATGTCGGTTCGTGATCTCGGGGAGCTTCAGACGGATCCTCTCTGGAGGACTCGGGTGGAGTGGTTCACTGGGCTCGTCATCGAGCATGGTCGGGCAGCTGTCCGGCTCCGGGGCATCTCGGATACAGTGGTGACGGTCTAAGGATCCAAGCAGTAAACTAGCGAGCAGCGAATGACTGCCGCATACCTCAAGCGGGGTGGGTCCCCGCCAAGGAGAAGATCATGACCAGGAATCGCAAGGACAGGTCCTTTGATGCCGCAACCGAACTCAAGGATGCTGGTGGGATTGTTGCCTCGGCAGTGACCGAGGTTGATGGCTCTCCGGTAATCTTGGATTTGGAAGAGGGTGGTGGTCTTTTCGACACGCCCAGCGGCAGCGACGGGAGCAGGTTCGATGCTTCCGTGATCATCGATGTCACGGCTGTCGAGATCGACACGGGTGATGAGAAGTATGACATCGTCGCTCAGATCTCCAACTCTCCCACGTTCGCAAGTGGGATCAAGAACGCAGCTGGCCTCAATCTCGCTGCGACGGCTGTGGCGGATGGTGGAGCCGATGATGCCGAGGTTGGGCATTATGAACTCGGCTTCACGAACGAACAGAAT